CTAATAGGTGATAGTGCAAAAGCAATTTTATATCAAGTAAAACAGGAGTTAAATTTAACTACACAAATAAGTCTACACAAGGATACTATCATCTCTGATTATAAGAGTAAGGATAGCCTTTATGAAGATCGTCTTAGAGAAAAAGATGTTAAGTTTACTATTATGGAAACCCATGCTAATCAACTTGAACACCAAAATACTATTTTAAAACGTGTTATTAAGGGTACTATAGTAGGCGCAGGAATCCTTGTACTACTAGTATCTATATTAAAATAATTAGTGTTACCTTTCGGACCACTAAGTCTGAACATTTATTAGACCAAATGTGCAAACAGCCCAATCCTTTTTAGGTTTGGGTTTTTTATTTATATAAATATACAGTTTGATTACTTTTTGATATATTTATATAAAAGAGATTAATGTCCGAAGCAAATATAAAAGATATAATTAGACAGGAATTCGTTAAGTGTGCCACCGATCCGGTGTACTTTATGAAGAAGTATTACATGATCCAACATCCACAACGTGGTCGTATCCAATTCAACTTATACCAATTCCAAGAACAAGTCCTACGTCTATTTCAAAGCAAAGAATATCTTATAATTAACAAATCAAGACAGTTAGGTATATCAACTCTATCTTCTGCTTATGCATTATGGTTGATGTTGTTTCAAAAAGATAAGAACATCCTTGTAATAGCAACCAAGCAAGAAACGGCCAAGAACATGGTAACCAAGATTAGGTTTGCCTATGACCAATTACCTTCGTGGTTAAAAGTAAAAGCAGTCGAAGACAATAGATTAAGTCTAAGACTAGCAAATGGATCACAAGTAAAAGCAGTAGCAGCATCCCCAGATGCAGGTCGTTCTGAAGCAGTATCGTTACTGTTACTTGATGAGGCAGCCTTTATTGATAACATTGACACAATCTTCACTGCCGCCCAACAAACCTTAGCAACCGGAGGTCAATGTTTTGCTATCTCAACACCGAACGGTACAGGTAACTGGTTTCATAAGACTTATACTAATGCACAAATCAAAGAAAACAAATTTGTACCCATAGCTTTACCCTGGACTGTTCACCCTGAAAGAAATCAAACTTGGAGAGATGAACAGGATAAAACTTTAGGAGTAAGAGAGGCAGCACAGGAATGTGATACTAATTTTTCTACCTCAGGTGCTACAGTGATTGAACCAGAAATTCTCAGTTGGTACGAAACCACCTCACTTAGAGAACCTATTCAAAGAACAGGAATTGACGGCAATATTTGGATATGGGAGATGCCAGACTATAGTAGAACTTACGTACTAGTAGCCGACGTGGCTAGAGGGGATGGACGAGATTATTCTACTTTTCATGTTATGGATATCGAAGATGCTAAGCAAGTAGCCGAATATAAAGGTCAACTAGATACAAGAGATTTCGGTAATTTAATTGTAGGAGTAGCTGCTCAATATAATGATGCTTTACTTGTAATAGAAAATACAGGAATAGGGTGGGATGTAGTCCAGACGGCAGTTCATAGAGAGTATCGTAATTTATATTACTCTCCAAAATCTGATGCAGCTATGACAGATATTGAGGTTTATATCTCAAAATTTGATAAAGGAGATGGAATGGTACCTGGATTCTCTACTACGTTAAAAACTAGACCTTTAGTAGTAGCTAAGATGAAATCTTATATTCAAGAAAAAGTTTGCACTATACAATCAAAAAGGTTACTAGAAGAACTACGAACATTTATATGGAAGAATAGCAAAGCACAAGCCCAAGACGGTTACAATGACGACCTTGTAATGGCATTTGCAATTGGACTCTTCCTAAGAGATACTTCATTAAGATTCCAGCAAGTAGGACAAGACCTATCTAGAGCTACTCTAGGTGGAATGGCTAAATCTAACTACGGGTATCAAATATATCAACCTTCAACTTTTAACGGACAGAATCCATACACAATGCCTTCCCCTAACGGTCAACAAGAAGATATCTCTTGGGTACTGGGATAGGCACACTATTTATATAGAAAAACAACATAATGGCAGATAACAATTTATTCGGTAGATTAAAGAGACTTTTTTCAACTGACGTCGTAATTAGAAACGTAGGTGGAAATCAAGTAAAAGTAATAGACACAGACAGTATCCAGACCAATGGGGTACTTCAAACAAATGCTCTAGTTGACAGGTTTAACAGAGTATACACAACTTCTAACTCTTACGCTTATAACCTTAACACCGCACAGAATTACCAATCCATGCGTATTCAGCTATATGCTGATTACGAAGCTATGGATACAGATGCAATTGTAGCATCAGCACTCGATATCTTAGCAGATGAGTGTACCCTAAAGAATGAATCTGGAGAAGTACTTCAGATCAGATCAGCAGATGAAAACGTACAAAAGATCCTTTATAATCTATTCTACGATGTATTAAACATTGAGTTTAATTTATGGGCATGGATTAGGAATATGTGTAAGTTTGGTGATTTCTACCTAAAATTAGAGATAGCCGAAACAGTAGGTGTATTTAACGTAATACCATTCTCATCCTATACCATACTTAGAGAAGAAGGTGTTGATCTAAGAAATCCAACTTATGTAAGATTCAAATATGACCCTACTGCAGTAGCAGGAGGAGGTAGTGGATATGTAGGTTCTTATGCAAATTTGATAGGCCAAGCCGATTCAATGTATTTTGAGAACTACGAAATGGCACACTTTAGACTTATAGGTGATGTTAACTACCTACCTTACGGTAGATCTTACTTAGAACCAGGTAGAAAGATCTTCAAACAGATGGTTTTAATGGAAGATGCAATGATGATACACCGTATCGTACGTGCCCCGGATAAGAGAGCTTACTTTGTTAACGTAGGTGCTATACCACCAAATGAGGTTGAGACCTATATGCAAAGAATGATCTCTAAGATGAAGAAAATACCTTATATCGATCCTCAAACCGGTCAATATAACCTTAAATACAACATGCAAAACTTACTAGAAGATTATTTCATTCCAGTAAGAGGTAACGATACTGCAACTCGTATTGAAACTGTACCCGGTCTACAGTATAACGGTATAGATGACGTTGGATATCTAAGAGATAAGCTGTTTGCTGCATTAAAAATACCTAAAGCTTTCATGGGTTACGAAAAAGATTTAACAGGTAAAGCTACTTTAGCGGCAGAAGATATTCGTTTTGCACGTACTGTTGAACGTATTCAACGTATTATATTATCAGAATTAACTAAAATAGCTCTAGTACATTTATACACACAAGGATACACTGATGAATCAATTGCAAACTTTGATCTATCCTTAACAACTCCATCTATCATTTATGACCAAGAAAGAATTGCTCTAATGAAAGAAAAGGTTGACCTAGCTAGTCAAATGATGGAAACAAGTATCTTCCCAACTGACTGGATTTACGATAAAATCTTCCAATTAAGTGATGATCAATTAGATGACGTTAAGGCTCAAATACTAGAAGACAAGAAAAGGAAATTTAGATACGACCAAATTGAAGCAGAAGGAAATGATCCTCTTGAATCTGGTCAAGCTTACGGTACTCCACATCAAATCGCAAGTATGTATGGTGGAAATGCTAACTATACTGCAGCAGCTAACGTACCGGTTGGTTATAACGAAAAGAATCCACATGAGCCAGTTAGAGTTCCAGGTAGACCTGAAGAGAAGAATTCATTCATCAACACACCAAATGATCCATTAGGTAGAGATAGGATGGGTACATACGATTTAAAAGCCAAACCAGCTAGTGGTGAAGATGGAAACCTTAGAACTAAGTATCAAGGTGGATCAGCTCTTGCATTAGAGAACGCTCACACCAAAGCAATCTACAGCGGACTTAAATCAACATTAGGTAGATTAGGTGTAACTCGTAGGATTAACCTCTTTGAAGATTCAGATCTTTTAGATGAAGATAAAATTATAAAGGATATTGACTAATCGTGACTATTTATAAATAGTATCATACTAAACCTAATATGGGGACTATAAGAAAGCATTCTAAGTATAAGAATCCAGGTATTTTATTTGAACTACTTGTTAGACAGATCACTGCAGATATGATCGCTAATCAGGATTCAAAAGCTGTTGGAATTATAAAGAAATTCTTTACTGGCACCGAGCTTTTAAAGGAGTACAACCTGTACAACACTGTAATTAAAGCATCAAAACTAAGTGAAACTAAGGCTGAAAGCCTAGTAAATATCGTAGTAGAAGAGAGTAAGAAGCTAGATAACGATATACTAGATAGAGAGAAGTACAAATTAATTAAAGAGATAAAGAAGTACTACGATGTTGAGAATTTCTTTAAAGCTAAGATAGAAAACTATAAATTATCGGCAGCTGTCTATACTCTGTTTGAATCTGCAAGATCTAAAGTATTAACAGACACAAAACAGCTTATCGAAAGTAAAACAACTATCTTAGAACACATTACCAAAGGTATAATTAAAGAAGAAAAAGCCGAGAAGAAAGTTGCAAATCAATTTTTACAAGAAGATCAG